GACTTCAAGGTGGTCGATGAGATACCCAAGGTCCACGGTGATTACTACGTGGCGTGTGACTTGGCCGGTTTTAAGGGGAACGGTCCTAGAAGGGATAAGACGAGGGACCAGAGCGCCATAGCTATCGTTTTTGTCACCGATGAGGGTGACTGGTACGTCGAGAAGATGATCTATGGCCAGTGGGGCCTTAATGAGACCGCCAACAACATATTTAGGGCTGTGGAGAAGTACAAGCCTATATCGGTAGGCATTGAGAAGGGCATTAGCCAACAAGCCGTGATGCAGCCTCTGGACGACATTATGCGCCGTACCCACAGGGTATTTCGCATTAACGAGCTAACCCACGGCAACCAGAACAAAGAGGCGCGGATATTGTTTGCCCTACAGGGCAAGGCAGAGCACGGGAAGTTATTCCTAAAGGAAGGCGATTGGATTGAGCCCCTGATGGATGAGGTCGTTCAATTTCCGAGCCGTCTCGTTAATGACGACATGATCGACGCACTTAGCTATATAGACCAATTAGCCAAGACCAGTTACGCCGGTGACATTGTCACTGATACGTGGGAACCAATGGACATAGTCGCGGGATTTTAATTTATGGATACGGAAAGCATCATTATCGAGGACGAAAAGGATGACCTTGACTACTTATCGACTGATAAAGGGCTTGGCGAGTGGGTTGCAACAACGTGCCGAGAGTGGCGTGACCACTATGAGGCGAACTATGCGGACGATCACCAACGATTCTACCGTGCATGGCGCGGTATCTACGATCACGCAGACAAAACTAGAGATTCTGAGCGATCTAGAATCATTAGCCCGGCGTTGCAGCAGGCGGTGGAGTCAAATGTCGCAGAAATCGAGACGGCTACGTTTAATGGAAGCAAGATTTTTGATATTGAGGACGACTTTCAAGATAAAGACCCTAGAGACGTTGCATTCCTTAGACAAAAGCTGCACGAGGACCTCGAAAGGGCTAATGTCCGCCCTGCAATCGGTGAAACGATAACGAATGCGGCTGTTTTCGGCACCGGTATCGCCGAAATCGTCATTGATACGTCAAAAGAGTACGTTCCGGGCACTCAGCCCATTGATAACCAGTTTTCAGAGGTGGGGGTCACCGTAAAGGACACCCCCATCGTCCGTGTGGTGCCTATACAGCCCAAAAACTTCCTGATTGACCCCTCCAGCAGCAATATTTCCGACGCTTTGGGCGTCGCAATCGAGGAATTGGTGCCCCTGCACAAGGTCGAAATGATGCAGGAATCGGGCGTATATAAGGACGTTGACGTCGGTATAGACGCCTCAGACCTCGATATTGAGAAGGATGAGGACCTAACTGACCAGCCAAAGGACCGCGTTCGGGTTATCCGCTACTACGGTCTGGTGCCCCGCGAGATGCTGATCGAGGAGGGTGTCGACGAGATGTCCCTCAAGTCTGACTCTGCGTGGCAGGAGGCGGTCGTTGTTATCGCCAACGGTGGCATTGTATTGAAGGCCACTGTTAACCCGTATATGTGTCAGGACCGGCCTGTCGTCGCTTTTCCTTGGGACATCGTTCCGGGACGCTTCTGGGGTAGGGGTGTATGTGAAAAAGGGTACTCTAGTCAGCAAGCCTTGAATGCGGAGCTGCGAGCCCGGATCGACGCCCTTGCCCTGACCACCCACCCCATGATGGCGGTGGACTCCACCAGCATACCGAGGGGCTCCAAGCTGGACGTAAGACCCGGCAGGATGATCCTGACCAACGGGCCACCGGCACAGTCTATCCAGCCATTCAAGTTTGGGCAGGTTGACCAGATCACGTTCAGTCAGGCGCAGAGCCTGCAGATGATGCTGCAGCAGGCCACGGGCGCCGTTGACGGTGCCAGCATGGCACAACAACAGGGACAGAACGCCACCAGTGGTGGTGTCAGCATGAGCCTCGGCGCCGTGATGAAGCGACAGCGTCGCACCCTTGTCAACTTCCAGGACAGCTTCCTGCGGCCACTGATCAAGAAGGCCGCCCACCGATATATGCAGTTCAGCCCTGACATCTACCCCGTGAACGACTACAAGTTCAACATTGTTTCCAGCTTGGGCATCGTGGCGCGTGAGTACGAGGTCGGGCAGCTTAGCCAGATACTTCAGGTGATCCCGCCTAATACGCCACAACACGGCGCCGTTATTAAGGCGATCATTGAGCACCTTAACGTCAGTAACCGCGAGGAGCTGATCGGCATCATTGACCAGTCCATGCAGCCCAACCCACAGCAACAGCAGGCCCAGCAGGCACAGGCACAGGCCCAGCAGGCGCTTCAGCAGGCGCAGACCGCTGTGCTACAGGCACAGGCGGCTGAGAGCCAGTCACGGGCCAAGAAGTACAACACCGAGGCCGAGATCGCTCCCAAGGAGACCGTGCTCAAGTACATGGACACCAACAAGGACGGCGCTATCGACGCGGACGTCAGACGCAAGATGGAGCTTGCCCGTGTCCTGCTTGACGAGGACAAGTGGCAGGCAGAGAAGGAGGAGCGCCAGCAGAGGCTGCAGATGGAGCAGGCGGCAGCGCAACGCAAGGCACAGGAAGGCCAGTTGATGCAAAAGATGCTGCAACAGAACGACCAGCAACTTAGTAAGGTGAAGATTGAGGAGGGCGCACAGTGAGCGATATTAGCTTATTCGAGATTGTCCACCTCATACGGCAAGAGGTGCAGAAGTCCCAGCTAGGCAAGGTCCAGAAGATCACTGGCCCCAAGGGCGAGAAGGGTGACAAGGGCGAGCCGGGTAAGCCCGGCGGTCAGGGCGTCAAGGGACCTATAGGTAACGACGGCAAGGTCGGTCCAATCGGCCCCGCTGGGCCGCAGGGACCCAAGGGCGAGGACGGCGACAAGGGAGAGGACGGCACCGACGGCGTGGGCATTGCCCGTGTCGAGCAGGACATTGATGGCGCCATTGTTGTCTCGCTGACCAACGGCGAGGAGTACACCATAGACATGCCGCTTGTTGACGGTCGTGCGCCCTCGGAGGTGCACTACAAGTCCGGTGGTGGTGGCGGCAGCGGCACGCTTGATCTCTCTAACTATGTTAAGCGCCCGATCGCACCCCTAAAAGACGGCAAGTGGCTGCTGTATCGTGAGACCACTGACGGCAAGAAGGAGTGGGCACCCGCCACTACTGACCTGATTGAGACAAACGGAATGTTGATGTTCCGTGATGCTAAGGGTCGGTTTAAGCCAACGCCTGAAGAGCTTGAAAACATTGACACCCAGCTTAAAGCCAACCGCTTTATGTGGGAAAAGATTCAAGAGCTAGACCTCAAGGCGGGTGGTGTGGCAATCAGCCCTGATGCGCCAGACAATCCTGAGAATGGGATGTTCTGGTTTGATAACTCTGAAGATGTCATGCAGTTGTTTATCTGGCATACAGACTCAGACGCTTGGCTCCCTGTTGCGCCACCTACAACATTAGAGGGCAGGGTTGATGCTGGCGAGGCCACACAGCAGGCCATCATTGCTCAGATTGAAGTATCTCTTGAAGAACAAAGAAGCATTGCGGAGCGTGTTGTAAGAAAGCTGTCAATAGACGAAGCCAACGAAGTTACTAATGATTTCCGCGTTAGGGGTGCAGGTGGCACTTATATCAGCACTGCTAATGATGAGCTTGGCCTGTATCACGTTAAGTATCCAACAGCAGACACTCACGCGGCAAACATGAAGTACGTCGATGACGAGATTGGCAAGATTGTCATCCCAGAGATTCCTGATGTAGCAGAGCCAATCATTCCGGTTAAGTGGACGTTTGCAGGCCCAGATGTATCAGCAGAAAACTTAACGTCTGGACAGTTTACGGTCAGGTCAGATGGCTCATCTGGAACCACTGGTGGCAATTACAAGATATACCTAAGCATCTATGACGCAACAGGCAACAGCATCTTGCACTCAGATGAGTGGACGCACGATATGTCTAGCGGCACAGTGATGACAATAGCCAAGCCCGGCTATGGTGGCGGTATCAGCATGAGGGCTAAGACGTGGTATTTCAATGTGGCGGGAAGCGGTAGCAAGCAATACCACAGACTGGAGGCAAACTATTGGCGCGTGAATCGAGCGCTTATCTCAGGCCACAAGTAC